TCTCCTGTTTCAGAAACACGTCCAGCCAGCCCTGGCAGCCCTTTCGGCCAGACCGGCAGATATCTGCGTGTCGGTGAAGCGCGCGCCATTAGTGGCAATCGCGCCGGAAGGCAAGCGATGTTAGTTGACACAAGGGATTAGAGGGCCGCGGAGGCGGGATTATCCGGGCTTGGCCGGGATCGCGTGGGACTGTAACGGCGGAATTCTGCGGTTTCGATCACTTCGGGCCTCGCGCGGCTGGTCGGTCTGACTGTCTAGAGCGACGGTTAATTTAGTCGATCCGCTGACAGGTCTAGCTGGAGTCCGCGATTCTGAGAAGTCGGCGCCAAAGGGGCTTCTTAATGGCGGTTTTCCGGCCTCTGAGGCACCTCTGAGAGGTGCGTGAGCGGCGCGGGGCGGCGTGCGAACCGGGACGAAACCGGGGCAAAGCGTGTCCCGGTTCGCGATTTGGGGCCTCAAACTGGGCACTCATTGAAAGATAACGGATAATTGGCGGCCGCCTCGACAGATGCTGCCGGCTGGGCGCGGTCGAACTGGGACAAGTTTCGACGGGCGCTCTGAAGCGTGACAGCGCTCGGCTGGGTGCTATAACCCCCCGGTCCAAGCTAGGGGGGACTACATGAAGAAGATGATCGTGTGCGCCGCACTGGCGCTGAGCCTTTCCGCATGCGCCAACAGCGCGCTCACCATCGAATCCGCCGATCGCTCGGATTACCGATCGATCACCGCCATGGTCGAGCGCGACCGCGAGATGGTTGTGCCGGTGGACGCCGAGAACCTGACCTACACTCAGAAGCAGCTCGAGGAGGCCCTGTTCGCCGGCGACGCTCCGCTCTTCAAGCGTGGTGATGGTCTGACGGTTCGCTATCGCTACGTCGGCTTCAATGAGGGCAGCCGCGTCGGCCGGTATCTCACCGCCGGCCTCACGGGCGGGTCCAAGGTCGTGCTTGAAGTCGACTTCGTCGGTCCCGATGGCACTGTGCTCTCGACAGTTCGCGGTGAAGGAAGTGTCAGCGGCGGTATGTTCGGCGGCTCGAACAAGAGCGGCATCGACAAGGCGGTCGATCGCGTCGCTGAATACGCGGCCATGCACTACCGCTGAGACGCATTGAACGAGACTAAGGCGGGCCGCAGCGGGAGTACCCCGCGGCCCGCAAAACTCAATCCCAGATGCGCTCGCCATCTGGCCCAACCCATGCCTGTATGCCGCAGTCGTAGCGTTGGCCGGCGAGCTCGCGAGCCTCGATCCAGACGTCTTTGATCAGCAGGCTTAGATAATGGTCCCAGCGCGATAGGCCGAAGAGGCGCTTGTACTCGTCCAGGACGACCCGGTGTTGCCGAGCGGCCTGGTCCTGATCGAGAACCAGTTTGTCGAATTCTTTGATCCGCTGCGACGGCCGCTAGGCGCGATAGAGCGCGCGGAGGTAGCGTCCCTTCTCCTCGTTCGGCCGATCGGGTGTGATCGACGGACCGGCAGATCGTTCGGCCATCCAATGTCGCGCATCACATCTCGCGCCCTACGGTTACGGTGCGCGAGCGCGGATACCTTCGTTCGCCCACCTCGATCCAAGCGAGGGGCCCCAGGGTGACGCGGCCGCGACCATCTTCGAATGTGACCTTGTGGGGCACGCCAGCCTCGAACGCCTCCGCTCTGCTGGGCAGCCACCCGCTATAGCGTTTGCGGCCGCACCACAGGCGGTAAAACTTGAGCGGCTGACGGGACACGGAACCTCCTCTCGGCGAGTCGGCTCCGCGCACTAGAACAAATTGAGAACAACAGCAATCACAAGCACCCTCGGGCCCACTTCTCTGCCTTGCCGTCCCACGAGGAATGTCCCTGCACCGCAACGGCTCGGCGTTCGCCCTCGTCGCGCACTGAGATCACGAAGAGCACGGGTTCCCCGCCCATCGACGCGTAGATCAGCACCCGGCGTTCTCCATGCAGCGTAGCCGGCAAGACGGATTTGGCGGCCGCGAGCCCGATGCAGTACTCCAGTGCCTCAAGGCTCTTCGCGCTCGACATGGTCGGCGCCGGCAGTTTCGCTACCCGTTCGTCCAAGGTGTCCGCCGAGGCCGGAGCGGTCAGCGCTATCGCCAGCGCAGCAGTAATGGACTTCCTCATCGTTCTCCCCCTCAGTCGTCTGGCCATATCTCGTCCGGATAGAAGTCAGGCTCGTCCGGTGCATCTTCGGCCGCACCTCGATCTTCGACGCTCGGGCTCTCTCCGTCGAACGCGACGCGGATCCACGCGCCAAAGGGCGACTGTGCCTGGAACACTGCCTGCAGCTCGCGCCCTTCGCGAATAAGGCCGCCGATGCGTCCGCAGCGCTCGGCGGTCAGATAGCCGATCTGCACTCCGCGGTTCGAATATACCGCAACCGCTCGCTCATCCCGCTTGTTCTTCGGTTCCGGTCGCAACTCGACCGGCTCGCCGGCCTCGCACAGCAGTATCTCGAATCGCCGGTTGGACCCATCGCGGTTCGGATACCTCGCCCCGACCACCGCCAGTGAGATCGGAGGAAGCGGACGTTTTGCCTCCTGCATCAATGACGCCGCACCGTAGCCACGACGCGGCCGATGATGTGCAGTTCGTCTCCGGTCGCGATCTCATCCGGATAGGTGCGATTAGCCGACATGATCTTCACCGTGCCGTCCGGCATCGGACGAAGGCGTTTGATCATGCCGATGTGGCCGTAGGCGAATACCCACATCTTGTCGCTGAGATGATCTTCAAGCCGCGCCGAGCGGTCGAAGATCACGATGTCACGGTCGTAGATGACCGGCTCCATCGAATCGCCGATCCCTTCGGTGCTTCCGAGATCCTCTGGCGGGGCATGGGTAAACCGCCGCAGCCATCTGCGGGAGAACTTGACCTTCTCAACGTCGGCATCCCCCACGTCGAGAAAGGTCCCGCCCATCCCGTAGGAAAGGTCGATGTTGTCGATCTCCACGTCGTCAGCGTCGTCGGGAGGGCGCGCGGGCCTCCAGCTTCCATCGAAGTCGCTGCTACGGTGCCCGGTCACGACGTACTGAACGTCCACCCCATGGTCGGCCAATTTCAGCAGGTAGTCGAGCGGGATGGAGGAACTCGCGGTCTCGTAGGCAAGCTGAGTGTTCTTAGACACATTGGCGAGCTCACCCAACGCCCGTTGGCTCAAACCTATGCGCTCCCGCTCTTCGCGCAGCCGTTGCGGTGCGCCCTCAGGCACGGGCGAATCCCAGAATATTGGGTTGCAAGGTCCAGCCTACTGGTGCATGGTCCAAAAAATAGGGACAACAAATTGGACTCTGCCCCATGTTACTGGACCGCATGCATCCGGAGGATGTGAAGGCCGCGATCAGAAAGCGCTTCGGGACCGTGTCCCGCTTCATTGAGGAGCGGGACCTTCCCGCCACTGGCGTGAGCGACCTTTTTCGGGGACGGACTAGCGCGCGTGTGCGCGAGGCCGTCGAGCAAGTCCTCGAAGAGCAGGCAGAATCCATAGACTTGGACTCTAGCCGTGAACGAGCGGCGGCGCATCGGAAAAGTGGCGCGCACTCCGCAGGCAAGGCGGTGTCGGCATGAGCGACTTCGTTGATGCGAGGGCCGGCATCGCTGCGGCTCGGCGGGCTCGTGCCGAGATGCACGAGAGCGCGCTTCGTGCTGCCCGCGAGTTCGAGGCCGCGCAAGATAGCCAGAGCGCATCAGTCGTTCGCCGGCAGGTGACGGAGCTGCTCGATATCCTCGACGATCGAATCGAGCGCCGCTTGCAAGGGGCCAAGACGATCGAGGCCGCACCTGGTCATCACGGCGGAGGCTACGGACGCCGCGCGGCGCGCGCTGCCGGGCGCTTCCTGATCCGCTTGGGACAGGTGGGCCATCAGCAGACCGCGCATGGCGTGGACCCCGATGTCGAGCGCATCGAGGCGCTGCTCTATCTGCCAAATTCGCTGGGTATCGCTCGCCATTCCTCGTCTCGCGCTGTTTGTGTCGCAGACGACGCTACCCACGCCTCGACGGATGCGCATCGTCTAAGTGGGGACGGGAAATGAGCGGCGCTGGCACCGCGCACCCGCCGTTCTTCGCGAACGCGGCGGTTCTCACCCTTCGTCCGGAAGATATCTTCGTGCCGGAGCGGATCGGCTTCCTGCATGAGGACAAGGCCGTTGCGCTCGGGCGCTTGATGGCGGTCGACGGTCAGCGCGACCCGATCAAAGTGAAGGCGCGGAAAGGTGCTCAACCCTGGCAGCTCGTGACGGGTCGTCACCGTCTGCGCGGGGCAGAGCTCGAGGGAATGCCGGTCTGTGCCCTGGAGGTCCAGGGTAACGTTGAGGATCTTGCCGACCTTGAAGCTTCGGAGAACCTGCACAGGCGTCCGCTAGCTCCGATCGAGCGCGCGAAGTTCGTACACGCGCTTTGTCAGGCCGCGCAGGAGCGTATCGCTCGGCAGCACGGCGAACTCTCGCAGCAGAAGCTGGCGATCAAGGCCCGCTGGGACCGCGTGAAGCACGGCGAGACACGGGTCGAAGATGCGCTGCAGGAAGAGAGCGACGATACGGTGGACAAAATGTCCGGCGTATATGGATGGCAGGACAGTGCCGCCGATGCGCTGGGCCTGGACAAGCGCACGATCAGGCGATCGCTGGAGCTCTATCGCCTCCTGATCGAGCCGTTTCCCGACCTTATCGAGGCGCTTTCGAAGCACCCTGTCGTCGGCGAGAACGCGAGCCAGCTCCAGGCGATCGCCAAGGTCAAGGATGAGGCGCGGCGGCGCGAAGTGATCGAGACGCTGCTGGCTGATCCAGAGATCGGCGCGGACGACGCGCGCATTCTGACGGGCGTCGATCGCCCGGCCGGGCCTACGCCGGTCGGTTACGAGAAGTTCTACAGCCAGATCACCGGGGGCTGGTCGCGCCTTAATGACGGCGAGAAGCGGCGCTTCCTGCCGAACATCGCGGCCATGCTTCCTGCCGGGATGAAACGCGAGCTGCGCGAGCTGCTCGACAAGGACTTGCCTACGCCGACGCGAGTGCCGGCACAGCAGGCAGCGACGGCGCTGAGCGAGATGGTCCGCGTGGTCAACCGCCTGCTCGAAGGCGGCGGCGTCGACGACGAGGAGTTGGAGACCCTGCGGCGTCAGGCGCAGGCGGTCGTGTTCGATCTTCCGGAGCGGGAGCCCGCCGATGCGCGGTGAAATCTCCTCCGGCCGGCACTCCAAGCGGCATCCGCTTGACTGGTATGTCGACGAAATTTGGTGCGCGCGACAGCTTGCGACGGCGCTCGGCGACTTCGCGCGCGAGAAGGCGCAGAGACTCGCGGTCTGGGACCCGAGCTGCGGCATGGGAAACACTCTGCAGGCGGCGTGGGAACTGGGGCTCCAGACCTACGGCTCTGACCTGGTCGACAACTTCGCCTGGGCGAACTTTGACGAGCTCCCCGAGCTCAAGCGGCCAAAATGGTTCTCCGCCGACTTCCTCGAGCAAACGGCCCCGCCCGATCCATATTGCAGCATCGTCTGCAACCCGCCTTATAGCTATCTCAAGGTCCAGGGCGTCGCGATCGCCGAGCTGTTCGCCCGCAAGGCGCTGGAACTCGCCACCGGCCGCGTGTGCCTGCTCGTACCGAACAAGTGGCTGTCGAGCCAGGCGCGCTACACCCTGTTCATGGAGGATCATCCTCCGCAGGCGGTTCTCCACCTGTGCCAGCGCCCTTCAATGCCTCCCGGCGATCGGATCGCGGCGATGGGTAGCCGCGCTTTCCGGGGCGGGATGGTCGATTACTGCTGGGTCGTGTGGGACGTGCAGCGTCCGACCACAGCTACCGAGACACGCGCGATCTGGCTGCCGCCGCTCGGCCGCATGCACGAGCTAGGCGCAATCGAGGGACTTGCGTGATGGCGGGTCCCAAGAAGCGCCTGAACATCGATGGGCTCAACGTGAGCGAGCGCCGGATTCTCGACAAGTGGGATGCCGGCATGTCGATCGCCGCCGAGCTCAACTTCGGTCGGCGGTTCGTTTCGACGACTGTGTCGCAGTACTGCGAAGGCGACGAAACGCGGTTGCACATTAGGAACATGCGCGAAGGAAGCGCGGCGCTGTTGGCTGCTCAGCGGAGGGCGACCCATGCGTAGCGCGTCGCCGGGCGACCTGATCCTGTTCGCAGATCGAACCGACTACGGCGTGGGGCGCGTCGAGATCGTCCGCGATCGTCACTACACCTCATTCCCCTGGCTGCACGAGCATGGCCGGTGGGACCGCCGCTGGTCGCGGGTGTCCCGCAGCCGCGTGCTCGCGGTGTTGCCAGCCACGGCCGATCCCGCGTCGATCGCCGAGAAGCTCAATCAGTTCGCCAACCAGCGCGCCGGCGAGAAGGCCGCAGCGCAGTCTCGATTCCTACGCCGGGTACAGGGCCTGGCGAACACGCTGCACAAGGTTCGGGAGGATGCATGATGGCCCGATTTGCCAGCGAAGCGGAGCGTCTGCGGCATCATCGGAGGTGCTTCGAGTACGCGCTCGCCCACGACATGACGCCGAAGGCTGCCGAGAGGGAGATTCGGCGGATCGATGCGCGCGAGGCCAATCGGGCGGCGATGGCTCGGCTCGCGGCCAAGCAGGAGGCATTGTCGATGCCGGCGCCGTTCCAGCAGTGGGACGCCCAGTGGATGGCGCGCGACTGATGGCCGGAAACGTCAAGCCCGCGCCGCTGCAGCTCACGGAGAGCGTCGTCGCCAAGCTGGTTGGCGATCGTCCGGCGTACGGCAACGGCGTCGTACGCGTGCCGTTCGAAGGTGTGTTGGTGGACCGTCCGCGCGGCGGAAGCGCGTCCGATGAGTGAGTTCGAACAGATGCGCGCCGGCCTTGTGAGCCGCGGCCTCGTTGCCTTCGATGGCGATTGCTTCCGGCTGACGGACGCCGGGCATCTGCATGTCGATGAGATGATGTCCGATCTGCGCGAGGCAGAGGCAGGGTGCGATCCGTGCCTGGCGCGGGTCTTCTGGCGTCACAATTTCCGGCAGCGGGAGAGGTCCTGTGCCGATTGATCCGCGCATCCAAGCCGCCCTCGACGCGCCCCTACGCGGTCGTCCGAATACGCCGAAGATGAAGGCGAAGCGCGGCTATGCGTTCCCGCCGGGCACGGGTCCGCACGGCGAAACCTGCCGCACCTGTCGCCATGCGAGGCCGCACGACTGCAGCTATCGCTACTGGAAGTGCGATCGTGTCGTTCGAAAGCTGGACGGCTACGTTGACTACGAGCCCGGAAGCCCCACGAACATCGTTCTGGGCTCACCTGCTTGCAGTGGCTGGGAGCGCCGCGATGCCTAAGGCGAAGGCGCATCCCGATCAGCTCGGTTTCCTGTTCGAGACGCCGCGCGTCGCGACCGGCGAGGCTGCGCTTGCGGGGCTGGAGAAGCGCATCTCCAGCATGGTCGGGACGATCCTCAACAGCGACGGGCGCTCGCGCGAGGTCATCGCGGCCGAGATGAGCGTGCTCCTGGGCGAGGAAGTCAGCCGGGCGATGCTCGACGCTTACGCGAGCCCGGCGCGCGACCAGCACAAGGTGATTTTCAGCCGTCTGCTCGCGCTGGTCGCGGTGACGAAGCGGCACGACCTGCTCGACGCAATTCTGCGCGAGATCGGCGGTTCGCTGCTGGTCGGCGACGAGATTCTGACGGCCCGCCTGGGCCACATCAAACAGCAGATGAGGGAGCTGCAGGAAGAGGAGCGAAAACTCCGCGCCTCGGCCCCGCTCATCAGGGGGTCGGACAAAGCATGAGCAATCGGGGGGCCGTACCAGTGCAGGGGGTCGAGCGGCAGGAGTGGTTCTCGGCCGCCGAACTCGCGGCACTGGGTTTGCCGGGGCTTCCCGGCGACAAGCGGTCGATCACACGCCGCGTCCGCGAAGAGCGGTGGAACACACGAACCAACGCCGAGGGTGAGTTGCTCGTGCGGCCGCGCGCCGGGCGCGGCGGCGGGGTCGAGTTTCATTTCTCGCTGCTGCCCGGTGCGGCCCAGCTCGAGCTGGCCCAGCGCGGCATTCTCAACGCCTCGGATGCCGATTCCGAAGCCGGCGAGAAGGCCAAGGGCCCGACGTGGGAGTGGTTTGCTGCGCAAAGCGCGAAGGTCCGTCAGGACGCGGAGCGCCGCCTGGTCATCGTCGAGGAGATCGAGCTGCTGATCGGGGCTGGCCTGACGAAGAGCGCCGCGATCGCGGAGGTCTCGGGGCGGCACGCGGTCGGCCGGTCGACGCTGTGGTCGTGGCTGGGAGCCGTCGAGGGCATCGCACCCACGAACCGTCTGCCCGCGCTGGCGCCGCGTCGTACGGGCGGCGGAAGGGCGGCGGAGATGGATGAGGAACTCTGGCTCATCTTCAAAAGCGACTATCTCCGCCCTTCCGAACCGACACTGACGAGCTGCTATGCCCGCACCGCCAAGATCGCGGCTGAACGTGGGTTGCCGATGCCGAGCGAGCGCACCTTCCGCCGGCGCTTCGAACGCGAGGTAGATCCGCACATCGTCGAGTATCGGCGCAAGGGGCCAGAAGCGTTCCGCCGTGCCATCCCGTCCCAGCGGCGCACAGTCGACGATCTCCACGCCATGGAGCTCGTCAACGTCGACGGCCACAAGTTCGACGTGTTCGTGACGCCGCCCGGCGGCGGCAAGCCGATCCGGCCCATGATGGTCGCGATTCAGGACATTCGTAGCAGCAAGGTGCTCGCCTGGCGCATCGGCGAGACCGAAAGCGCCGCGTTGGCCCGGCTCGCGTTCGCGGACCTGTTTCGCGATTGGGGCATCCCCCATCACGCACTGCTCGACAACGGGCGCGGCTTCGCAAGCAAGTGGCTGACCGGCGGCGCGGTGAGCCGCTTCCGGTTCAAGATCAAGCCGGAGGAGCCGACCGGTCTCCTCACGGCGTTCGGCATCCAGATCCACTGGGCGCTGCCCTATCGCGGCCAGTCGAAGCCGATCGAGCGCGCTTTCCGCGACCTCTGCGACACAATCTCGCGCCATCCGGCAACGGAGGGCGCCTACACCGGCAACAGCCCGACGAACAAACCGCACAACTATGGCGATCGGGCGATGCCCTGGGAGGCGTTCGTCGCTCACGTCAATCGCGGCGTTGCCGATCACAACGCGAAGCTGGGCCGCCGCGGACGCGACTATCGCGGGCGCAGCTTCGACGAGGTGTTTGCCGAGAGCTACGCGAACGCGCCGGTCGGCAAGGCGAGCGATGAGCAACTGCGCATGGCGCTGCTCGCTGCCGAGCAGAAGCGGGTGAATCGCCAGACGGGCGAAATCGAGCTGTTTGGCAACCGCTACTGGTCGGTCGAGTGCGCGCGCCTCGCCGGCGACCTCGTGACGGTGCGGTTCGATCCGGACAACCTGCATTCGCAGATCCACCTCTATGCCCAGGACGGGCGGTATCTGACATCGGCCGAGAACATCGAAGCGCTCGGCTTCCTCGACGTCGAGGGCGCGAAGGCCACCCAGAAGCGGGTTGCCGATGCTCGCAAGCGCATGCGCGATGGTCTCGAGGCCGAGCGGCTGCTTAGCGCGGAGGAGCTCGCTGCGCTGCAGCCAGGCGCTGTGGAGATCCCGACACCGCAGCCGGGAGCGCTGCGCCTGGTCCACACGAAGAACACGGCCGGCGCCGCACGCGAAGCGCGCGTGGCGGCACGCAAGGCCGCGATCGACGAACACGAGAGAGAATCCCGACTTTTCGGCGCCCTTCGCATCGCGACGGGCGGCGAATGAAGCGGCGCGCGGGGGCCGCCTAGGAAACCGCCCCCACGCGCCTGTCCCACTGAGTGAGTGAAACAGGAGAACCGGTAGCATGAACGACCCCAAAGCACAGCAGATCGAGATCGAAGAGCAGCGCAACTGGCTGATCGAGCATCGCAAGGCGACCGGCGCGAGCTGGGCCGAGCTGGCGAAGCGCATCAACATCCCGCAGGGGACACTGAGCCAGTTCGGCAGCGATCGCGGCTACCGCGGCGACGAGAAGTCGCTCGCGGAGAAGATCTACCGCTATCGCCAGATGCTGGCCGAGCAGGCGCAAATCGACGTCGAGGCGCCGGAGATCCCGAGCTATTTCCAGACCGAGACGAGCGCTCAACTCGAGCAGCTGCTGAAATGGGCCCAGCGCGGGCGCATCGTTGTCGCTGCCATGAACGCCGGGCTCGGCAAGACGACGACCGCGCGGCACTACGCCGAGTGCTTTTCCAACGTCTACCTCGCGACGATGAGCCCGAGCACGGCGGGCGTGAACAACATGCAGCAGGAAGTGCTCGAGGCGCTCGGCGAACGCGATGCCGTGGGGACGCCGCAGAAGCTCTCGCGCCGGATCCGCGAGCGTGTGCGCGACCAGAAGAATCCGCTGATCATCATCGACGAGGCGCAGCACCTTTCGGAGAAGGCGATCGAGGAGATCCGGAGCTGGCACGACGCGACGGGCGTTGGCATCGCGCTGTTCGGCAATGTCGGCGTGATGCAGCGCCTCACCGGCGGCACGCGGAGCGCGGCCTTCGCGCAGCTCTTTAGCCGCGTCAGCATGCCGTTGCTGCGGACCACGGCGCTGCGCGGCGATGCCGACGCGCTCGCACTGGCCTGGAATATCCACGGCAAGGCCGAGGTCGATTTCCTCCGCAAGATCGTGACGCTGCCGGGCGGACTTCGCGGTGCGACGATGGCGCTCGAACTGGCCTCGATGCTCGCCGCGGCGGATGGCGAGACGCTTCAAGACCATCACCTGCAGGACGCGTGGGCGCAGCTCTCCACGCGCCGGGTGACGGCATGAACATCCTCCTCCGGCTGCTCGGTCTGCCATCGATCGAGAAGGCGAAGCGCGAATACGAGCTGCTCTGCGGCGAGGGCTCCGCGCTTCGCGACGGCCTGACGGTCATGGCGGGCACGGCCCTGTTCTGGGGCGCCGTTCTCTCAATCGCATTCATGGTGGAGGGCTGATCATGGGCACACCTGCGAACAATTATGCGCACCCGGCGCGGTTCGATCGGGCCACCCAGCACCGGCGGGCGATGCTCGCCAAGATCAACATCGGCCGTCAGCAAATCGGGATGGTCGAGGACGACTATCGCCAGGTGCTGTTCGAAGAGACCGGCAAGATGAGCTTGAAGGAGTGCTCCGACGCGCAGCTCGACGCGATGGTGGGACGCCTGAAACAGCTCGGCTTCAAGCCGATCCCGAAGGCCGGCGGCCGAGGCGTCGCGCAGCATCCGATGGCGCGCAAGGCGCGGGCGCTGTGGATCTCGCTCCACCATCTCGGCGCCGTGAAAAACCCTTCGGAGGAGGCTCTTGAAGCTTTCGCCAAACGGCAGATCGGATGCGAGAAGCTGATCTGGGCGCGGCAGTCCGATGCGTACCGGCTGATCGAGGCGCTCAAGGCGATGGCGAAACGTCATGGGTGGCTGCAGACGGACCCGACCAACGGACGCAAGCTCACCCCGCTGCAGCTCCAGATGCATCTGTGCGAGGTTATCCTGGCCAAGCTGCGGGAGGCGGGCGTCGCTGATCCGAACTGGACGCTCAACCAGGCGGCGTTCCGTCTCTGCGGCGTCGAGCTCGGCGCGGACGGCCCGATGTCGATCGAGAGCTATGCGCAACTTGCGGCCGCACTGGGCAAGTCGCTGCGGGACCACGCGCCGCAGGAGGTGGCATCGTGAGCGCGCCGCGTTCCACGGCTCGCGTGGCGCCGGTCGCGGTGCTGCTCGACCAGCTCGTGACGTTCGATCCGCAAGCGCTGGCCGAGCGCGGTTCCTACGCGGTCTATCATCACGGAGAGAGGAACCGCTGTCCGCGGTGTGATCGCAGCCATTGGCAGGTCGGCCGCACGATGGCGGAGTGCGCGTTCTGTGAAACCGCTCTGCCGATCGCCGACGACGGGAGGGAGCATTGAGCGCGGGTCCCCACGTTTCAGATCGCGCGCTTGTGCGGTTTCTCGATCGCGGGGGCGGCTTTGATGTCGAGACGCTGCGGGCCCGGATCGCCGCCTCGCTCGCCCGGGCGCATGACGCCGCCCGAATCGTCAGCGTCAGCGATTACTTGGTGACCGTCGACGGCATGACGTTCGTCGTTCGCGGCGAGACTGTGACAACCGTCCTGGAGGATGCGCAGCCGGGACAGAAGGCGCGTGCTTTGGCGCGAGGCGGACATGAGCCAGCCTGAGCGAACCCCACCCGATCTCCCCGGCGTGCTCGCCCAAATCGCCAACGTTGCCGGCGAAGAGGCTGCTGTGGCGATCGCGGAGGCCGTGGGCGGCACACAGGTCTATATCCCGCCAGTACCCGACGCCGACCATTGGATGAGCCGCCTCGTCGGGCACAAGGCGGCGCTGGCGATCGCCGATCGGCTCACCTTGGGCGTCGGCGGCATTCGCCTGGACATGCCGTCCGGGCCGAGCGGCTATGCGGCCAAGACGCGGCAGAAGGTGGACCGCATGATTGCGGCCGGCCGGAGCGAGCGTGACATTGCGCTGGCCACCGGATACACGGGGCGCGGCGTGCGCAAGAGGCGGCGACTGTCCCGCGAGCGCGATGCACGGCAACCCCGCCTGATCTGATGACATCTCCGCCCCGGAACGCGTTCCGGGGCGAGTGGGCGGCCTTCGCGCCCCATTACACGGTCCCATGGACCGGGAACAATCAGACAACGAACCTGAGATCGTAGTGCGCGGATCGCGCCGCTTCGTGCGCGCCTATGCCAAGCTGCTCGGGATCGAGGGATCGTTCGTCGACGATCCGGTCGATCGGGGCGGCGCGACCAAGTACGGCATCTCGCTCCGCTTCCTCGCCGCCGAGGGCGCATTCGACGAGAACGGCGACGGCTACGCCGACTACGACCTGGACATGGACGGCGACATCGATGGGCGCGATGTTCGCCTGATCACGATCGACCAGGCCGGCTACCTCTACCACCGGTTCTTCTGGACCGCGCTCGACTGCGAGAGCTTCCCCGAGCCGATCGGCGAAATGCTGTTCGACCAGGCCGTCAACGGCGGTGCCAAGGCGGCGCGCAAGCTGCTGCAGCGCGCGATCAACGCATGTCTGGCGCGCACCGGCTATTCCATGATCGAGGTCGACGCGAGGATCGGCCCCGAAACCCGGCGTGCTCTGGATAGAGTTCTGACGATCGATCGTCTCGGGGGTATGGAGGCTTTCGTCGAAGCCTTCCGCGAGGAGGTGCGCGACCGCTATCGTGCGATCGTCCGCAGGTATCCCGACCAGAAGCGCTTCCTGCGCGGTTGGCTCAACCGCGCAGACGAGCTCGGCCGATGACCTGGCTCACCGCAATCGGCAGGGGATTTGTGTCCCTGGGCAAATGGCTGCTCGACCACCCTGCTGCCGCGCTCCTTGTGCTGCTCGCAGCCCATGTGGCCGCGCATCAGCTCGTGATCGATCCGCGCCTGCGCGACCAGCGTGACGACGCGAAGCGCGACCTAGCTGTGTCGCAATACGCCCACGCCCGGACCATCGCCAATTATCGCGCGGCCGCGCGCCAGGCGCAGCAGGACGCGCAGGCGAACGCCGATCGCGTGAAGGCCGAACAGGACGCCGCAACCAAGGAAATCGTTGATGACTTTCAAGCTCGCCTTGCCGATGCTCGCCGCCGCGCTGCTGCTCTCGAGCTGCGCGCGCAATCCCGACCCGCAGCCGATCCCGGCCGTGCCGGAACGACTGATCTGCCCGGCCCCGGCGCAGCCACCGGCCGAGCTGATCAAGCGGCCAGCGAAGATCGACTTCTTGCCGCCGGCCCCGGCCGCGCTGGAGAGCTGACGGCAAGCGATGCGCTGATCGCGACCGAGCAGGCGCTCCAGCTCGACGCCTTGATCGACTGGGTCCTCGCGCAAGCTGCGATCGACACGAACGCCGGTGGGGGGCGCGATGAACGAGGGGAATGAGCGGCTGCTCGAAGCGGCCAGCGAGTTCGACGAGCGCCGCCGCGAACTGGCGATCAAGCGCATCCGCGAGGAACTGACGCTGAAGGGCGACGAGTTCTGCCGCGACTGCGGCGATCATATCGAGGTGGCGCGGCGTGCCGCGCTGCCCTCCGCCACGCGGTGCGTCGATTGCCAGGCAGCGCACGAGCGGAGGCCACGCTGATGTTCGACGCTCCTCTCTCATTCACCAAGTTCCTCTCCGGGTGGCTGCCGGCGCTCGCCGTCACGGCGACCGTCGAGCCGCCGGCGCCGCGGCTTGGAGATCTATTCCTTGTCGAGTTCGGCGGTCTGCCCGTCCCGATCGTGACGTGCGTGCTTGGCGCGCTGGGCATCTTGCTCGCGCGGCCCTTTGCACGGCGCAGCGAGGCGGAGCTCGGATGGCCGCTCAAGCTGCTGGTGACCGCGATCATGCTGATCACGGCCGAGCTCTGGATCATCGAATCGCGGCCTGGGTGGTTGTTCGCCTTCATCGTCGCGATCGGGATGGGGTTCTCCGGCTACTCGCTCCTCGAGCTCTTCGGGGACCAGGTGAAGGATTTTGCGCGCGACGCATTTTCGAAGGCGCGGGCGACGATCGGCATCACGCCGAAGGGAAAGGACTGACAGTGTTCGGCAACTATCTCGAGGCGGCGATCATCGTCTTCATTCTCGCCGGGATCGGCGTGGCGATCTGGAAGACGGGCGGCGCGAACCCCGTCGGAACAGGCGGGCTCGATCGGCGGGTGTCCCGCATGGACGGCGAGCTGAAGAGGGTCGCAACTCGGGTCGGTGAGCTTGGCCAGCGTGTCGAGGAGATCGACCAGCGATCGGCGAAGAAGGAAGACATCGAGCGACTGGAGGAGAAGCTCGCCAGACAGGACGACAAGATCGACAAGGTGCTCGCGTCGCTCTCCCTCCTCAACCAGTCCGGTGCCGCTCGTGAAGTCCAGATCGCGGCGGTGAGCCGGCAGGTCGACCGACTTTACGACCACATCGTCAGGCGGGGGATGGAGAAGTGAGCCTGGGCCAAGATCTTTCCGGCGCGCACGATCGCCTGACCGAAGACGCTCGGCTGTTCATGCTGAAGGAGCTGGCGGCGCAGGTCGACGGCCATCTCAACGAGATCTCGCTCAGGAGCATGCTGGAGATGCGCTACGGCGTGAACCGCAGCCGCGAATGGGTAGCGACCCAGCTCCACAAGCTGGCCGAGCTGGGCGCGATCGAGGTTAAGGGCGACACGGTGCGAATCGCGCATATCCTGCCGGCCGGCCTCGACCACCTGCACGAGCGCAGCCTGATCGTCGGGATCACGCGGCCACGCGAGGCGCAGTGAGATGGCGCGCCGGCCGAAAGATCGCCGTGAGGGCCGCGGGCGGTTGTCGACGATCGACCTCCTGCCCGAAGACGCCGAACCCGAAATCGTCTGGGCGCTGGAGCAGCTCCGCGAGCGCAAGCTGCCGCAGAACGCCATCCTCGAGGAGTTCAACCTGCGGCTCGCCGACAAGGGGATCGAGCCGATCAGCAAGTCGGCCTGGAACCGCTATGCGGTGCGCAAGGCCATCCAGTTCCGCCGGCTCGACGAAGTGCAGCGCATGTCGGCCGAGCTCGTATCGAGCCTGGGCACGGACGGTCCCGACCAGGTGACCGTGGCGGTTGCCGAGATGCTCAAGCTCGCGACCTTCCAGGTGCTCGAGGCGGGCGAGCTCAAGCCGAAGGAGATCATGGAGCTGTCGCGCGCCGTGCAAAGCGCGGTGAGCGCGCAGAAGGGCTCGGCCGAGTACCGCAAGAAGCTGGAGAGCGAGGCGGAAGAGCGGCTCAAGAAGGCGGCCGAGGCGGTCGAGGAAGCCGGGGCCAAGGGCGGCGTCGCACCGGCCACCCTGAAGAAAATCACGTCTCTGTTGACCACCGGGGCCTATTGATGGGCCGCGCACGCATCCGTCCTGCAAATCCGGACGCGATCTTCCTTCCGTTCCAGACGGAATGGATCGAGGACGATGCGCGCCTCAAGCTCATGGAGAAGTCGCGTCAGATCGGCATCTCCTGGTCAACCGCCTATGCCGCCGACAAGCGCACGGCGGTGCAGGACGCGCGGTTCGATCAGTGGGTGTCGTCGCGCGACGATATCCAGGCACGCCTTTTCCTCGAGGACTGCAAATTGTGGGCAGCGGCAATGGACATCGCCGCACGCGACCTGGGCGAGCAAGTGCTCGACGACGTCGGGAAGCAGACCGCCTATGTCCTGCGCTTCGGCAACGGCCGCCGCATCCATTCGATGAGCTCCAATCCCGATGCGCAGGCGGGTAAGCGCGGCAGCCGCATCCTCGACGAGTTCGCCCTGCACCCCGATCCGCGCAAGCTTTGGACGATCGCCTATCCGGGCATCACCTGGGGCGGCTCGATGGAAGTGATCTCAACCCACCGCGGATCGCACAATTTCTTCAACACGCTCGTTCGCGAAGCCAAGGAAGGCGGTAATCCCAAAGGGCTGAGCCTTCACACCGTCACCCTGCAGAAGGCGCTCGACGAGGGTTTCCTGTGGAAGCTGCAGCAACACCTGCCCGCCGGAGACGAGCGGCAGGAGATGACCGAGGCCGAGTACTTCGATTTCGTGAAGTCGGGCGCAGCCGACGAGGAGAGCTTTCTTCAGGAGTATATGTGCCAGCCTGCCGACGACGACGCGGCGTTTCTCGAGTACGACCTGATCGCGGCCTGCGAGTATCCCGAAGGGGCGAACTGGCAATCCCGAGAAGGCGGAGAGCTCTATGTCGGGATCGACATTGGCCGGAAGCACGACCTCACCGTCCTGTGGGTGCTCGAGCGGCTCGGCGATGTCTTCTACACGCGCCATGTCGAAGCGCTGAAGAACATGAGCAAACCGCAGCAGGAGAAGGTGCTCTGGCCTTGGATCGAACGGGCCGCTCGGACCGCGATCGATTATACCGGCCTCGGCATAGGCTGGGGCGACGACGCCCAGGCGAAGTTCGGCAAGTACAAGGTGGAGCTCATCACCTTCACACCCAAGGTCAAAGAAGCGCTGGCCTATCCGGTGCGCGGGGCGATGGAGGATCGCAAACTGCGCATCCCATACAGCGGGCCCATCCGCGCGGATCTTCGCTCAGTTACCAAGCAAGTCACCGCCGCTGGCAACATCCGTTTCACGGCTGAGCGGACTCCCGACGGCCACGCGGACCACTTCTGGGCTCTCGCGCTCGCAGTGCACACGGCCACCGATGCCGTTTCCACCTCGTGGCGCCCTCTGATCGCAACGACGGCTCTCAACGAGATCGAGAAGCGGGCGCTGCAGTACGTGGTCAATACCGGCTTCAATGCCACTGTCGCCGATTTCGACGAAGATCACGAGCCTATTGGTCCGACGCTGCGTGAACGGCTCGTCCCCGAATTCATGGCCCCGGATGAGACCGGAGTGCTTCGTCTGACGCCGGCCGGCGCACGGTCGATCGAAGAGAAATGGATACCCGCATGAGCTGGCTTCAGAAGGCCCTTACCGCCATCCGCCACCCGCGGCCGTTCATCGCGCCGCGCATGCTGGCCCGTACGAAGTTCGACTATCGCCGCGAGGTCGGCGACTGCTTGGACGCATCGGTGGTCACCGCGCCGGTGCAGTGGCTGCAGCGGTCGCTGCCGGAGGCGCGGCTCGCCGTGCGGCGGCGGCAGCGGAACGGGATCGTGAAACCTCTCGACGATCACGACATGCTGGCGCTGGTCCGCAAGCCAAACGAGTTCTACGGCGATATCGCGCTGTGGTTCGGCACCGTGCTCAGCTACTGCATCGACGGCAACGCTTATTGGCTGAAAGTCCGCAACCGCGCAGGCCGCGTGGTCGAGCTATGGTACATCCCGCATTGGCTGATCGAGCCTCGTCGGCCAGATAGCGGTGACGGCGCGTTTCTCGACTATTACCGCTACAGCCCCGGCGGCGGCTACCAGGCGATGCGCATCGAGCCTGAGGACGTGGTCCACTTCCGTCACGGCATCAATCCTCACAACCTGCTGAAGGGTCTCTCGCCGATCGACGGCGTGATCCGCGAGATCTTCGCGGATCTCGAAAGCTCCAACTTCGTCTCAAGCCTGCTGCGTAACATGGGCGTGCCCGGCGTCGTGATCAGCCCGAAGGGCGGTGCAATGCCGACGCCGGACGATGTCGCCGCGACGAAGGCGTGGTTCACCGAACAGTTTGGCGGCGATCGGCGCGGTGGGCCGCTGGTGATGGGTGCGCCGACCGAGGTTCATCCCTACGGGTTCAACCCGCAGCAGATGAACATGAGCGAGTCGCGCGACGTGGCCGAGGAGCGGGTGTGCGCGTGCCTGGGCGTGCCGGCGGCCGTAGTCGGTTTCGGTGCGGGGCTGCAGCAGACGAAAGTCGGCGCGACCATGGAGGAGCTGCGCAAGCTCGCCTGGCACAACGGCGTGCTGCCGCTGGCGCGCAGCCTGGCCGACGAGCTCGGCCGCAGCCTGCTGCCGGATTTCGCGGATGGCGATCGCCTGGAGGCGTATTGGGACACGGACGACGTGCTTGCCCTGTCGGAGGACGAGGACAAGCAGGTCGAGCGCAAGCTGGGCGAGTTCAAGGCCGGCGCGATCACTCTGTTCGACTATCTCACCGAGACCGGCCGCGACGCCGACGACAGCCACAAGTACTACCTGCGGCCGATCGCGGTGATCGAAGTGCCGCTCGCCATCGCCGGCCGCGGCCGCGAGCTCGATCCTGCCGATCCCGCTGAAGAACCAGAGCTCGGTAAAGCGCGCGGGACCAAAGATGCCAAGCACGGCGACGGGGGCGATAATCCTGTCGGCCGCCGCGCGAGCGCGGAGGAGCTGAAGCGCGGCGAGGCTTACGTGCTGATGCTGCAGCGACAGGAAGCCGGGCTGCGGAAGGCGTTCGAGAAGCCGCTCCTCGCCCTGTTCGGCAAGTGGCGCGGCGAAACGCATCGCGTCGCGGCCGAGATCCTCGGCACCGGCAAGGCGCGGCCAGGCGCGGCGACAAAGGCAATCGACGATGAGCTGCTCGCCGCGATCCTTGAGAAGCTGGGAATCGAGGCGTGGGCGGCCGAGCTCACCCAGGCTTACGGTGCCCACTATCTGGAGGTCGCCAAAGCCGTCCAGGACGCGGCCGAACGCGCCGGGCTCGGCACGTCGCTGCCCGATCCGGTGATGCGCGCGATCGTCGCCAGCGGCGGCCGGCGCGCCGGCCTCGTGGATCTCGACAAGCAAACGCGGCAGGCGGTGTTCGATGCGCTGGCCGAAGGCCGGGCCGAAGGCGAAGGCGTCGAGCAGCTCGCAGCGCGAATTGCCGACTACGTCGAGGGCGGCGTGTGGAACGAGGCGGAGACGCGCGCGCGGATCATCGCCCGCACCGAGACGAAGTTCGCGCAGAACATCTCGACGATCGAGACCGGCACGGCGGCCGGCGTGGAAGAGTTCATGGTCTTCGACGGGCGCCTTGGCCCCGGCCGATCGCTGGAGAGCCATATCGCGCGCAACGGCTCGATCGTGTCGGCCGACGAGGCCGCGGCGATGGCCGACGCAGAACATCCCAACGGGACGCTGAGCCTCGCGCCCCATTTCGACCTGGAGAACGACTGATGCTTACCAAGGCCCTGACCATCGAGGAGATGGACGAAGCCGGCAAGGGACTGGCGCGGCTCGCGACGCTTTCGGCGATCGACCACGACGGCGACACTTACGCGCCGGGCGCATTCGCGTGGAAGGATGGCGAACAGTGGGCGCAGCTCCTCACCGCTCACGATCGCTGGGCGATGCCGTTCGGCAAGGCCCGTGTCTACGAGGATGGCGACGCGGCGCTGGCCGAGCTGCACCTAAACCTCGAAACGCAGGCCGGCCGTGAGTGGCATGCCGCGCTCAAGTTCGACATCGACACCGGCAAGTCCGTCCAGGAGTGGTCCTACGGCTACGACGTGCTCGAGGCGGATTTCGAGCGGCGCGGCGGCGATCAGGTGCGCGTGCTGAAGAAGGTCGACGTACACGAAGTCTCGACCGTGGTGCGCGGCGCCGGCTCGGGCACGCGGACGCTGGCGATCAAGAGCGCGGCGCTGAAGGAAGGCTGGTTCGCCGAGCTGATCGGCGAGCTCGCCACGATGGCGGCCGCTATCGGGGAAGATCCGTCGAAGTTGTCGGCCACCGGGCGCAAGCAGCTCCAGGACATCCATGCAGCGCTGGGGAAGTCGCTGGCAATCCCGAACAGCGTTACGGACGCGGATCGTGCGGCGACCGAGGCCGCGCTTGCCGGATACTCGAAGGGCCTGACGCGGCGGCACCTGCCTCGCTAATCGAATGGCGCCGCAGATCGCCTGTAAGGGCCGTGGAGCCGTTATAGGCCCGGTTCCAGCGGCCATGGACCCGAACTCGCTTCTTAGCCCCTCTCAAATCGCTTCCTGAGGCAATTCGACCGGCCCGCTTCCCCTGGAGGCGGGCCGTTTCGGTTGCCATCGGCGCGCCCGCTGGGTTAGACGCCTGACATCGCATCGGCGCGGCCGTGCGATCCAGACGGGTTCGCTGGCCTGAAATCCTGCATTCCCAGATCACGATGCCCCGGAACGCGTTCCGGGGCGCGGCACGTTGCGCGTCACCTCCATACGGCGTCGAGATTAGCGACCCAATGGAGACACGGGATGAGCATCAAGAATTTGACGCTGAAGGAAGCGCGCGAAAAGCTCGGCGCAAAGCAGGACGAGCTGGGCAAGATCTTCGAAGAGGCGAAGAGCGACGAGGGCTACGACTTCCGCAAGGTGAAATGCCTGGGTGAAGGCCTGGACTCGATCGGCGTCGCCGAAAAGGTCAAGGCCCTCAACAGCGAGGCCGACGAGCTGGCCGAACATGCGGAGACGCTCGAAGCTGCCGAATACGCGGCCAAGGGCTACAACCAGCGCGAGAAGGGCATGCGGCGCTTCCCACTGCCGGGCAGCGGTGACGATCGCGGCGGTTATCAGCCGATTAAGTCGCTCGGCGAGACGGTCGCCGGGGAGAAGTCGTTCAAGGACTGGGCCGAGAAGGGCGCCGGCGGCGGCATTTCCTTCAGCTATGACGAAATGTGGCCGAGCGACATGCTCGCCAAGGGCGCCCAGTTCGACACGCTCGGCAGCAAGGCACTGATGAGCCGCACCGCCGGCTACGCGCCGGAGAGCATCCGGCAGCCCGGTTTCGTCGAAGCGGCCACCCGGCCGATTCAGATGCTCGACATCATTCCGATGTTCCGCACGGGGCAGGCGGCGATCAAGTACATGGAGGAAACCACCCGCGCCCATGCGGCTGCGGCCAGGGCGGAAGGTGCTGCCTTCGCCGAAAGCGAGTTCGCCTTCACCGAGAAGAGCACGCCGGTCGAGAAGATTACCGACAGCGTGCCCGTCACGGACGAGCAGCTCGAGGACGTGCCGATGATGGAGGGCTACATCGATAGCCGTCTCACCTTCGGCCTGCGCCAGAAGCTCGATAGTCAGAGCCTGATCGGCGACGGCCTGGCTCCGAACCTGCGGGGCCTGAAGAACGTCGCGGGTATCCAGACCCAACTGAAGGGCGCCGATCCGACAATGGACGCCTTCTTCAAGTCCATGACGAAGATCCGGCTCGTCGGCCGTGCGATCCCGACCCACCACATCATGCACCCGCTCGACTGGCAGGATATCCGTCTCACACGAACCGCGGACGGGATCTATATCTTCGGCAGCCCGACCGAAGCCGGGCCGGAGCGTCTGTGGGGTCTCCCTGTGGTGCAACAGGATGCCGATGCTCAGGGTGCGGGCTACACCGGATCGTTCCAGCCCCAGTGGGTCAGCCTGTTCGAAAAGAAGGGCGTCGACATCCAGATCGGCTTCGTCGGCACCCAGTTCGCCGAAGGCAAGCGCACCGTTCGGGGTGATACCCGTTTCGCGCTGGCATGGTTCCGGCCGGCCGCCTTCTGCGAGGTCAATCTGCTCGGCTGATCTCCGCCGGGGCCGGCGTGATCGTCGGCCCCGGTTCCTCCGAAAGGCGCGGCCTGCGCGCCGCGCCTTTCCGACGAGCCAGGAGAGCAGACGATGGGAACGATTTCCGGATTTTCGAAAGCGGTCGGCTGCGCGCTGATCCCCGGCGGGGCGATCGGCGAGCACACAGTGCCCGGCAGCCTGGCCGATGGCGACACGCTGCTGTCGGTCGAGCACATCACCGATGCCGAGCCGCCCACCCGCGTCGATCGTACCGACGAATTCGCGATCGTGGCCGGCAAGGCGAACACGATCGAGAACACGACCACGGACACGACGGGCGGCTACCTGCACGTCCTGTGGGCGAAGGCGCAGTAACCGAGGAGACGAACGATGAAGTGCACCCAGAGGCTCTATCTGACGGCCGACCGGAAGCGGGTCGTGCCGCAGGGCCATAAGGCTGCTGCAACGCTTTACGCATCGCCTGGCGACGAAATTCCGAACAGCGCGGCCGAGATGTTCGGCCTGGTCGACGGCGCACTGCCCGAGAAGAAGGGCGGCAAGGGCAAGCCCGCGCCGGCGAACAAGGAAAAGCAGGCCGGATCGGACAAGCAGAAGGATGCCGGCGGCGACAAGGGCGACGGTGGGAAGCCGGCCGCTCCGGCCAAAGTATCGCTTACCGATGTCGCAGGCATTGGCGCGGCCACCGCGAAAACCCTGACAGCGGTCGGGATCGATACCGTCGAGAAGCTGGCCGCTCTCGACCCCGCAGCGCCGCCCGAGGTCACCGGCCTGTCGCCGGCGTTCTCTTGGTCGGCGGTGGTCGAAGCCGCCAAGGCGCGGGTGCCCGAAGCCGCAGCTGAAGCGCAGGCGAGCTAAGATGCCGCTGCTCGACCGGATCAAGGAACGCACCGGTACGGATCTATCCGATGCTGAGCTGCAGGCGATGATCGACGCGATCGCCGCCGAGCTCGACGCGCGCCTTGGTCCGGCCGGGCCGCTTACGGTCGAGCTCGGCGACCCGACCGATCCGCATTCGCGGAACCGGCGGACGCTGCGGCTCGATCGCCCGGCCGACACGGCCCAGGCGATCGACATCGTCGAGCTCGATCCAGCCAACGTCGGCGATCCGGCGAGCGAGGTCCAGCTCGCCGCCGGCGACTATCGCGTGCTGCATGGCGGGCGGACGCTGCAGCGGATGCTGGGCGGGCCGAACGGGCGGACGTTCTGGGCGCCGCTCGTGCGCGTCACCTACTCGCCGATCGTCAACCAGGCGGCGCGGGACGAAGCGACGATCAAGCTGATCCAGCTCGATCTCTCCTATCGCGGCGGGCTGAAGAGCGAGCGTGCCGGCGATTACCAGTTCACGCTCTCGGGCGATCCCCAGGTCGACCGCGAGAACATCATCGCAAGCATCGAGCCGAGCGGCGGGATGGTGATGGCATGAGGGGGTATTTGCATGCCGTGGCCTCGTTGGCAGCCGTATCTTTCGGTGCCGGCTTTGACGATCGCGTGGTTTCGCGTCCGGTCGCGCGCCGGCGCGGACCGAACTCGGCGATGTTCGACATCTGCAGCGGCACCACGAAGCTGTTGCCCGTGCCGTCAAAGGCGCTGTCTAAGCGCCGCCGGCGCCGGCTGCGCGGCAAGGCGAAGGGAGCTCGTCGATGATCGACAAGTCTCTCCTCGCCAAGATCCGCAAGTGCTTCGCCCTGGCGAGCAGCTCTAACGAGCACGAAGCCGCGAACGCGCTGGCTAAAGCGCGCGCGCTAATGGACAGGCACGGCCTCGACGAGGCGCAGCTCGCCATGGCGGAAATTGCCGAGGCGACCGCGCGCGCCTCGCGGACGATCAAGCCGCCCAAGTGGGAGAACTTCCTGTGCTTCGCGGTGCGCCGCGCTCTGGGCGTCACGGCGTTCATCGATGCTGGCGGTGATCGTACCTATGTCGGGCGCGGGCCTGCGCCCGAGATCGCCGCCTATGCCTTCGCGGTCCTATTCCGCCGGCTGAAGGCCGCGCGGAAGGAATACATCACCAGCCACCTTCGTCGCTGCCGACCCGGCCGCAAGCGCCAGCGCGCCGACATTTTCTGCGAGGCATGGTCCATGGCGGTCTTCTCGAAGATCGCTGCGCTGATGCCGGAGCAGGAAGAGGATGAACTGGTCGGCCGCTATCTCGCGGAGCATTATCCGGGGCTCGTCGAAGTCAATGCACGATCGGCGGCGATGAAGGGGCGCGGGGTTTGGGACGACTGGTCCCGTGGTCACCGCGCCGGCAGGGATGTCGATCTGCATTCCGGGGTAGGCGGCGCGCAAGCTCCGCTGGCGATCGCATGAGCTGGGTTGCTCCCATCGTCTGGCTCGTCGTTGCCGCGCTGGTCTTCCTGCTCACGCGGGAGATGATGAATGTCGGGGCGCGATATCGCACGCCGGCGGCGATCGTGGCCGGCGCGCTATGGCCGCTGTGGACGGTCATGTTCGCCGCATTCCTGCTGGCGGATCTGATCGAATGGATCGTGCGCTCGATCGTGCGGCGCCTGGAGCGGCTATGATCGCGGGGCGTCTCACGATGCGCGCGCAGATCGAGCGCAACCAGGTGGCGGGGACCGACAGTTGGGGCAACCCGCTGCCGGCCGAGTTCGTGGCGGTCGGCGAACCGTTGCCGTGCTTCGTGTGGTCCAACAGCTCTCGTGAAGTCGTCGACGGATCGAAGACGGCGATGATCGAGGACATGCGCGCAATGTTCGCGCTGGGCGCCGACGTGCGCGAGGCCGACGAAATCCCTCAGGTGACCGATCGCCAGGGCAACGTGCTCGTCCCCGGCCGGCTGAAGGTCGAAGGCCCGGTGCAGCGCAAGCACACGCACCTCGAAGCTGCATTGCAGAGGATCGGGTGATGAGCCATCCCTGCCGCGTCCCCGATTGCCCTCGGCCTGCCAAGGACGGCCAGCTCATGTGCTGGCCCCATTGGCGACGAGTACCGCGCGCGCTCAATCGAGCGATCTTCGACACATTCCGCCACGGACCTCGGTCGGCGTATCTCGACAACGTGAGCGAGGCGGTGCGTGTGATCCAGGAGAAGGAGGCGGCCGAGCGCGAGCACAGGGACACGGCCTCGGAGGAGCACCGCTGATGTCTTCCGCTTCGCTCGTCTGGAAGGGAAAGGCTCTCACCGATCGCATGCGCCGGGCTCAGAAACTCGGCATCAATGCGACGATGTCGCAGTGCGTGAAGCACGCGAAGGCCAACCACGACTGGAAGAACCGCACCGGCGTGCTCGAGGGATCGCTGGGGATCGCAGAGTATGCCCGCGAGGACGCGGATGGCGTGGTCGGTCACTGGGGATCGCAGGACGTGAAGTACGCGCTGATCCACGAGCTCGGCGGGACGATCCAGGCGGTCAACGCCAAAGCGCTCGCCATCCCGATGCCGGACGGCGAGATGGCCTTCGTCAAGTCCGTGACGATTCCGGCGAGGCCTTACCTGCGGCCGGCGGCCGACGCGCAGTATCCGTCGCTCGTCGACAACATCCGCGCAGCGTTCATGAGGGACACCGGAGGCACCCGTGCCTGAGACGGTGGCCGACCCGATCGGCGCGGTGGTCGCGATGCTCAGCGCGCATGCGCCGCTCGCCTTTGCTCTTGGTGGGCGAGTGTTCGGCGGCGAGCTGCCGGCCACCGAAGCGGCGAGCATGCCGCGAAAGGCGCTCGTGGTTCGGCCGAGTGGCGGAGTTTCGTTGACCGGCAACACCTTTGCCGAGGTCGATACTCAAAGGATCGACCTATTCGCGTATGGCGAGACGCCGCGCGAAGCCGACTGGGTGATGAAGGTCGCCGGTCTCCATCTCAGGCGCATGCGGCCGGGCGTGTGGGCCGGCACCATGCTCCATTCCTGCAACAGCGCCAGCGGCGCCAGCTCCGGCCGGGAGCCCGGCACCGAATGGCCGCGCGAATTCCGTTCGTTCCAGCTCCTCCACGGACTGGCGGCGATCGGTGAGTGAAGCAAACGATCAGAGGAGATCGCAATCATGAAGCCTTATGAGATCATCGGCACGCCGCTCGTGCTTTACCTGGCGCCCGAGGGGACAGCCTTTCCCGCGCTGGGCGAGGAACCGGCAGAGCCCTGGGTAAAAGTCGGGACCAATGGTGCGGCCAACTACGACGACACCGGCGTCACGGTCGAGCACGGCGAGACGATCGAGGTCGCGCGTCCCGCCGGCACGACGGGCGCGGTGAAGGCGTGGCGCACCGAGGAGAACCTGACGATCGGCGTAACGCTGTGGGACCTGACGCTGGAGCAGTATGCCAAGGCGCTCAACGATGCGACGGTGAACACGACCGCGGCCGCCGCCGGCACGCCGGGCACCAAGGCGATCGGCCTTTCGCAGGGTCTCGAAGTGCGTACTCATGCGCTGCTGGCACGCGGCGTTTCGCCCTATGGCCCGCAGTGGCAGGCGCAGTATGAGGTGCCGCGCTGCTATCAATCGGGCAATCCCAACCCCGCTTATCGCAAGGGCAATCCGGCCGGTCTGGCACTGCAGTTCGCCGCGCTCGAGGATCTCGAAGCGGCAAGCGAAGCAGAACGCTTCGGGCGCCTGATCGCGCAGCATCAGGCGGCGATCTGATTGCGGTCTGAGCCGTGATTGCTTAGGAAGGGCCGGCAGCGCGATCGCTCGCTGCCGGCCCTTCTTCTATTCAGCCCGCCCTTTGCCCCGGAACGCGTTCCGGGGCGAGCGGAGGCGCGAGCGACGGGCATAGCGGCAGTCTATTCAGACAGGAGCCGCTCGTGGGCAAAGCCACAACTTCAGACGAACCGCTGCTCGACCTCGATACGCTGATCAAGCGTCCGACGATCCTGATCGACCGCAAAAGGTACGACATTCTCTCACCGGAGGAGCTGTCGATCGAGGACAGCCATCGCTTCATGGTGTGGGGCAAGAGGATCGAGAAGCTCGACAGTCCGGATGCCGGCGAAGAGGCGGGGGCCGAGCTCGACCGTATTTTCGCCGAAGTGGCGACCAAGGTCATGATCGGCGTCCCCGACGACGTCCAGGCGAAGCTGACCGGCGCACACAAGCGGCAGGTGGCCGAGGTTTTTACCGGGCTGCTGCTGGGCCACAAGGCGGGCGCAGTAGCAGCGATAGCGAGCGCGATCGGCGCGCCGATGGGGTTCAAGCCGAACCTGTCGATTGGGGGGAGCTCATTCCCGAGCTCCAGCGCTTCTACGGAGGACAACCAGGCTGGTGGCTCCGAGAAGCCCCAGTCGCGTTAGTCCGCGCTTATGTCGCCATGCTCCCTCGCCTCAGGGCCCAGGAGCGCCTCGACCGGATCGATGACGGCGCGCTTGCGTCTGGGTTCGTCAAGCAGGTCGACCGGCAGCGCGCGCTCGCAGCGCTCGAATGTGCGGCCAGAGGCGATGAACCCGAACCGCCCGCGAAGCCCAGCCCGGCCGAGCTTTCGGGCATGGGGATCGGCTTTGTCGTCGCCAACGATGTCTCACCGGTCGGTGAAGAGGGCATGAGCAATGGCTGAGAGCCTGGGCGATGCCGTACTCGCGCTGAGCACGGACGATCGCGGATACACGCAAGGGATCGGGCAGGCCGAAGCGAAGGCGCAGACCCTCGGCCGCACGATGACGGCCGCGAGTGGAAGCGCGGACCGCTTGACGCGCGAGATCGGTCGCATCCGGGGCTCGGGCTCCGCCTTCGACGCGCATATCCAATCGGCGCGCGCCCATGTTGCGGCGCTCGACGATATGCGGGCCCGCTTCAATCCGGTGTTCGCCACCATCCGCCAGTACCAGGCGCGCCTGTCCGATATCCGGCAAGCGCATTCCCAAGGCGCGATCTCGACCAATGAGATGACGGCCGCGATCGGGCGGGAGCGGCAGCAGGCTCTCTCCTCGATCGCCGCGCTCAAAGGCCGATCGACTGCACATGCCCAGGGGGCGAATTCGGCGCGGGCGCACAGTGCCGCTTATCAGCAGCTCGGCTTCCAGATGCAGGACGTGTTCCAGCAGGCGGCACTGGGCGTCAATCCGATGGTGATCGCGGCCCAACAGGGCGGGCAGATGGCGAGCGCGATCGCGCTCATGGGCCAGAACCAGAGCGGCACCCAGAGCCGCATGGTTCGCTTCGCGACCTTCCTCTCAGGTCCCTGGGGGGCAGCCGTATTCGGCGCAGCCACGATCATCGGTTTTCTGGTCCAAGGCATGCTCGAGGCCGATGACGCCGCGAAGTCGGCCGAAGATGCGAGCTTCGACTTCGCGGACGGACTGGACGTGCTGACGCTCAGCGCAGAGCAGTCCAGCGCGGCGATGCGCCAGCTCGTGCAAGAGCTGAAGGCCGCGATCGCCACGCAGGGCGACTTCCTTCGAAGTTCGGCCCTTGTCGCGGATCAATCCGTGACAAGCCTGGAGACGCGCATCGCGGCCAACTCGAGCGAACTGCAAAGGCTCGAGCGGCGCCGCAACGGAGTCCTCGCGAACATCCTTCCCAGCTTCGCCGGACCGAGCGCCGCCGATCGCCGCCGGGAGAGCGAGCTGCGCGAACAATTGCAGGGCGACCGGCGCGCGCTCGCGCTGGCGCGGGAAGCGTCGGCCGCCGGCGCGATCGCGTTGGCGCAGCAAAGAGCGATCGAGGCGAACGACCCACTCGCAGCCGCGCGCGGAGAGTTCCAGCGCGGCGTGGCTGAGCTCAACAAGAGGCTCCAGTCGACCGTCGAGAATGCGGACGATCCGCTGTTCGCGTTCAACAATCCCGACCAGGTGATCACGCCGGAGGAGTATCAGCGGGAGTACACCCGGCTTCTGCAGCAGAGGGAGGCCACAGAGGAAGCGGTCCGGTCAAGTCGGCGCCGCAACCGCCGTGGGCGGAGGGGGCGCTCGCCCGAGGAACTCGCAGCCATGCGGTACGAGCTCGATCTGGAGCACGAGATCGCTGTTGCCCAGGCACGCGGCGACGCGGACACACTGCGCACGCTCGAGCGCGAACAGCAGCTGCGCGGCAGGGTCGAGCGCTACATGCGCGCGGGCCTCGATCTCGCGCAGGCCCGAACGGCGGCCGAGAAAGACATGCTCGAGCTGGATGAGGCACGTGCCGTTGCGCGCGAGCGGGCGCGTTCCGAGTTCGAAGACGAGATCGATCTGCAACTGGCCCAAGTGCGCGGCGACCATGAGCACATCAGGGCGCTGGAGGATCAGCAGTTCCTGAAGAAGCGCATCGTCGAGTACCAGGAGCTCGAGTACTCGCTGGCCGAGGCGCAGAAGCGGGCACAGCAGGATCTTCTCGACCTCGAAACGGCACGTACCGAACAAGCGGCGCGCCGCGCGGCCGACCAGCAACTGGCACACGAGGTCGAGCTTGCGCGGCTCCGGGGCGATCGGGAGGGCGCGATCCGGCTCGAGGAAGAAGCGCGCCGGCGCAATCGTGCAGAGCAATTGCGCCGAGACGGCATGAACGAAGCCGACGCGCAAGCGCAGGCCATGGGAGAATCGCTGGAGCGGGACCGAGCGGCGCAGGAGGGCATGTTCCGGGACACGTTCCGCGCTGGCGTCCGGGCAGCGCTGACCGGCGATTTAAAGGACTTCATCAGCCGCTTCTTCGAGGACGTCATGTCGCGCGCGGCAGACCGGTTCGCGGACGCGCTACTGGACGTGCTCTACAGCGAGCAGGGCGGCGGTGGCGGAGGGTTCGTCGGCAGTCTGCTGAGCATCGGCACCAGTCTCTTCGGCGGTGGCGGATCGAGCGCCGGCAGTGCGGCGCACGGCGTCGGAAACTCCGTGGGCGCGGGGTCGACCAACAGCCTCAAGGGCTTCGACACCGGCGGGTCGTTCAAGTTCCTCGGCATGCCGGGCGTCGATCGCAACGTGCTGTCCATGAACGGCAACCCGATCGCACGGGTGAGCCGAGGCGAGATCGCGGAAATCCGCCGGCCGGGTGCGAACGAAGACGGTGGAGAGGGACGTGCGCTTCGCGTGGTGATCGAGGACGTCACCGGCATGTTCAAGGCGCGCGTCGAGGAGATCACGACACCTCTGGCCCAGCGTGAGGCCTCCTCCGCCGTGGCCAGTTACGACCGTGCGATGCCGGGGCGGTTTCAGAACGAAATGGCGCGGCGCGGGTGAGGATGAACGCATGACGATCTTCGACTGGCCCGCCAATCTGACACCGGCCGACGTGCTGCTCAAACCGCCCCGCAAGACGGTCGGCAACAAGAGCCTGTCGGAAGTCACCCAAGTGGTGCCATCAATCCGGCCGCCGTTCTCGCTCTCGCTTCGGTTCGACATCCTCGGCGGCGACCAGGTGATCGCCTACCGGGCGCTGCTGGCCTCACTCGAGGGCCGCGCCAACACTGTGCGGGTGCCACTGTTCGACGTCTTTCGCGCGTCGAATGCGCAGATCGGCGCAGGAGCGGTGACCCATTCGGACGGCACCGCGTTCTCGGACGGCGCGCTTTACCTCACCGACGATCTCTCGGGCGTGACGGTTACCGGCGCCCAAGGGCAACGCATCATCACCGTCGATTTCGGCGAGTACGGGCAGCTGCTGCAAGGCGGCCTGTACTTCGGCCTCGGCGATCGGCCGTACATCGCGACGGCGGTGTGGTGGGAAGGCAGCGTGGCGAAGATCCGCTGCTCCCCCACTCTTCGGCAGAACTACGTCGACGAGCCGCTCAAGCTGAAGCCGACCATGCTGGGCTTTCTGCCTGACGACGATGCCGGCGAGCATCTGTTGCGCCGCGGCCTCTGGGCGGCGCCCACAATCGATCTGGAGGAGGACTTTCGTGTCACTCTTCCCTGAGACGATCGCGCTCGCCCTGGCGGGCGGCAAGCCGGAATGCGCCAACCTGGTGAAGTTCGATTTCGCTAGTGAGACTGTGCGGCTTTGGACCGGCCCCGGGCCGTTGGAGACCAACGACGGCGCACTCTGGCTCGGTACCGGCGAGCTCGGGGGGATGAGTGGAATCGAGCAGGCCGTGAACGGTCAGGCGCCTGAGGGGACGTTCACCCTGTCGGCGGTCGACGCGGACATCATGCGTCTGGCGAGGGACGAGTTCGCGGAGGAAGTGCGTGGCCGGATCGCGCGGGTCTACATTCAGTTCTTCGGCGTCGACGATCCTGACGATCCGGACAACCAGCGTCCGCTCGACAATCCCTATCCTGTTTGGGCAGGCCGCATGCTGACGCCCACATTCGCTTTCGACGCCGGCGGCGAGCGATCGGTGACAATTTCGGCCGAAAGCCTGTTCTCGCTCCGCTCGCGGCCGAGACACGCGATGTACACCGACCGGGACCAGCAGCATCGCTTCCCCGGCGATCGCGGTTTCGAGTTCGTTGGGTCGCTCGTGAACAAGGTGCTCACATGGCCGGACTGGTGAGCGATCCGGTGACGGTCGAGCTGCGGCGTTGGGCGTCCGAGCCATTTGGCCTGGCGGATGACAACTGCGGTCTCGCGGTGCTGGCCTATGTCGAGCGGGCTTTGTCGACACCGGCGCCGGCCTGGCTGTCTGTTCGCCTGTTCGGCCGGCGCGCGGCGCGGAAGATGATCCGCGATCGGCGAGCATTCATCGACGCCAGCTTGCTTGCAATGCAGCAGCTCGGCTGCGCGCCCACGGAGAACCCGCTGCGGGGCGACGTGGGTCTCGTTGATCTCGACGGCAGCGGCCTGACGGCGTGCATCTGCCTGGGCAACAATCGCTGGGCCGCGCGGGGCGATCGGGCAGTGGTGATCCAGTCGGCCGAGTCGGTATTCGCCTGGAGGGTGCCATGCCCCAGGCGATAGCATCGTGGCTCCTCACGAAGCTGGCGATCTCGGCCGCGAGCTTCCTCGGTACGCTGATCACCGCTGCCGTTCACGTGGCAGTCGCCATCGGGCTCAACACGCTGGTCAACGCGGTGTTTGGCCGATCGGGGTCGAAGCCGAGCGATGGGCAGCAGAATATCCGCGTCGCCGTAGGATCGAGGCGGCGGCACTACGGCATCGTCCACACCGGCGGGCAGGAGAGCTTCCTCGAGAGTGCGAACGGCACCCTGGCTAAGGTCGTGACGCTTGGGACCGGGAAGGAAGGCGAAGTCCTCGAGGACCGGATCAACGATCGGCCGGTGACGGTAGTCAATGGCACCGTGACCGAGCCAAGCTACCACGGCGCGATCCACATCTACCGGCGCGACGGTGATGACAACCAGAGCGCGATCGCCGAGCTGACGGCCAAGTTCCCCCAGTGGACACCGAACCATCGACAGCGAGGTTGCGCCCATGCGGCGATCATTTGCGACCCGGTCAAGCAGGAGCACTTCAGCGAAGTCTTCAACGGACAGATCCCGGTCTACACGCAAGTGCGCAAGGCGGTGTCCGTCTATGATCCGCGGAAGGACTCGACCGCCGTCATCTATGACGATGGGCAAGGCTTCACCGTCAACGGCACCGGCCCGCACAGGCTGAGCGACAGGAGCACCTGGGAGTGGTCCGACAACTGGGCTTTGGTGACGGCCGACTATTTCGCGCACGAGGACGGGTACGGCGCTGGCTACGGCAACGTGAACTGGGCGAACATCGCGGTGGAAGCCGATCGCTCCGACGAGCTGGTAACCACCGTCACAGCCGAGACCATCGCTCGGTGGCGTATCTGGGCGAGCTACAGCTTGGCGAGCGAAGAGCGCCGACAGGTGCTGAGCGACATGCTGAAGGCTGGCGACGGCTTCTGCTGGCAGGATGCCAACGGCAAGTTCAACTTGCTGAGCGGCCGCTACGAGCAACCGACCGTCGTGATCACCGACGATCATATCCTCGGTATGACGGCCACGCTCGGCCCGCAGGCGCGGCACCGCGTCAGCGCGATCAAAGCCCTCTATACCGAGGCGGCGATCGGCTACCGCGAGCAGGAGAGCGCCACAGTCGTCGCCCCCGATGCGGAGGACGATCCCAACACCGACCCGCAGGCCATCGAAGTGTTCTTCGCGCCTCATCACAACCAGGCGGTGCGGATCGGCAAGCTGATCCTCGCGCGCCTCGGCGATCGTTGGCACATCTCGGCCCAGCTCAATCTCTTCGGGCTCAATCTTCTGGGCGAGCGGTTCTGCCGCCTCGAGTCCGAGCAGCTGGGCGTGTGGGCGGATTTCATGGTCGCCGATGGCGTGCGGCTCAATCTGGGGGCGCGAACGGTGGAAGTGACGCTGGATGAAATCGTGGCGGGGGACTGGGTGTTCGACGCGGCCACGGAGGAAGGGACGCCTCCTCTGGCGCCGGATGCGCCGGCACCGCCGCCGCCGCTGGCTGCGCCCACGGGGTTGGCGCTCGCGGCCGTGCAGATCGCGCTTGGCGGTGCGACAGGCGTGGCGATCGAAGCGAGCTGGGCCGACCCCGGACGGGTCGGGCTAGCCTACGAGGCGCAGTATCAGCCGACCGCCGGTGGCACGTGGGTCTCGATCCCAGTCGACCCTGACGCCCGCACAGCGCGAACGGGACCGGTGGATAGCGGGACCGAATACGAGCTGCGGGTGCGCGCGATGTCGATCGGCGGGCGTGCGAGCGCTTGGAGCTCCTCGACGATCACGCCGGTCGCGGAGACCACGTTGGGCGCTCCAACCGGCCTGGCGGCCACTGGAGGCGTTGGTGAGGCGACGGTGACCTTCCGGATGCCCACGTCGCCGAACCTCGCTTACGCGCGGCTCTACGGCAGCTCGAGCAACGACTTCGGTACGGCAGCGCCGGTCGGCGATGACATCGTCGCCGGGCTCGGCGACGTCGTGGAAGTGACCGACACCGGTCTCTCGGCCGGCACCAAATACTACTGGGCGCGGGCATTCGACGGCCAAGGCGGATCGTCCGCTCTGGTCGGGCCCGCGTCGGCAACGATCAGCTAGGAGGGCCCAAGCGATGGGGCAGATCAAGGACGGGTTCGATCAGGTGTGGCGGGACTTCACCATGGATGGTGTTTTGGCATCTGGCCATTGGGAACCCAGAAAGCGAGACATTCGGCCGCTCGGCTCGGTCATTGAATCGGCGATCAACAACATCGGCGTCTCCGGTCTGGCGACCGTCCGTTATCCGACGCGGGCCGAGCTGGACGCCGACCTGGCGCACGCGCCGGATACGGTTGCGCTCGTGTTTGCTGACCCCTCTACCGCCAACAATGATCTCTACGTGAAGACGGGTGAAAGCGGCGCGGGAGCATGGAGCCTCACGACCGTCATCCACGACATTATTGGAGGTTCATCTCAAGCCTATATCGACGAAGCATCGAAAATCATCGCAACTGCGGTCGGGCGCGCCGCCGTCTATGGGGTGACCGACCCCGCCGCCGACCGTGCATTCGCCAGCAGTACCTTTGAACTCGACTTCACCGAGCAATACTATCGCAACGGGTTGGAGCCATACGATAACCTGCGCGAGCCGGACAACCTCACACCCATTGTCCCAGGCTTCAGCTTCGTTCGCAGCTCACCCGCCTGGCACTTCGTTAACGGCATCCGCGCACAGACTGCAGCAAATCTGATGCGCATCAGCGATGCTGGTCTGCTGATCGAGCGGCAAGCGTTCCAATCCGCAGGCTACTCCACTGATGTCGAGAACCTGCCAAGCACCAACATTACGTTCAGCGATGCTTCGCTGGACCCCTATGGGGTGCTTTCCACGCGTGTTACCGCGACGGCCAGTGCCGCGACGACGCTTCAAGTAAATGGTACCGGTACGTCGTCGGGTGTGGGAGACACCGCGTGGTTCTTGGTCAAGAAAGGGAACGGCGCCACGACCGGCAACCGCTTCGCCTTGAACAACCTGACGTCGGGCCAACCCCTGCTTAACGTCAGCTTCAACTACGACACCGGGCAGATCACCTATAACGTCGGCACCAAAGGCGCGCGGGCCGTGCCGTTGTCTAATGGATGGTGGCGCATCGAACTGACACCGCCCAGCGGTATCAGTGCAAACGACGGGCTCCGCGCATTCGTCGGGTTCGCGGGGCTTGCAGCGGCAGCGGGCGACAACTTCCTGCTGAGCCACGTGCAGATCGAGAGCACTGGCAACGCAACAAGCCCGATCGTGACGACGAACGGCGCGGCGTTCGACCGCAAGGCTGAAGTGGTCAGCTTCGATCTTCCCGCCTCGGGCGACTTCACGCTCGTCGCCGAAGCGCAGTTCCGTGATCGTGTCGGCAGGCAGGTCGTTGCGAGCGTCGATGACGGGACCGTTCTCAACCGCCTGACGGTCCTACGCGATGCGACTGGCGCGATCGTGCTAGAGCTGGTCGACAACGGCAACGCATCGAGCTTCACGATAGCGGCGAGGAAGGCAGGCGAGCGGCGCTGCCGGATCGCAATGGCAGCACATGAGGGTAGCGTTCGGGTCTCGGTCGACGGCGCGCCCGCAGCAGGCCTTGTGCTCGCCCGCCCATCTGGTCTCGACCGGATCATGCTCGGCCAGGACTTCAACGGCGGCCACCTCGACGGCGAAGTGCGGCGCATTCTCGTGCTCGACAGCGCAGCAACTGACGCGGACGTTCAGAAGTATGCCACGCTTCAACAGCCCCGCGCACTAGCCGACGCGCCGCTTCACGCACACCCTCTACAGGGCCGGTTCAACCCCAACACCAGCAATACGCCGACTGGCCCGACCGGGCGGCAGGCAGTGGTGGTCT